CGCCCGCACCACGCGGGGCGTGTATGTCTGGTTCGATCTATCTTCCATTTCCGTTCCTTCCCAGCCTATCCGCAATCCGCAGAATGGCTTCCATTGATTCTTTTATGTTCCGGTCTGTACTGGCGGTTATCTTCAAAACCTGGGCAATGTCCCGCAATTCCTGTTCCGCTTCCAGCACCGCCGCCGGGCTGTACTTGTCCATGCAGGCCCGGCACATCTGCGATCCCGCCGAAACAGGCGCACCGCACAGCACGCAACGTTCCGCCGCCACCGCGTTTCCCTCCTATAGCCAGTCTTCCAGAGTTTTTACGCGCTGTTCCAGGTTGTGCGCCCGCTCGATCAGGTCAAACACGCCCTGTGGCGTAAGGCCCGTTTCCTCGTACCTGTTCAGCTTCCGGGCGGCCTGCGTAACGGTTACGCCCTTGCGCAAAACCGCCTTGCCGCTCCCGGCGATCTCTGTCAGGGTTTGGGGCTTCTTCCGCTGCGGCTGTGTCTTCCGCTCCCGGCCCGCCCCTGCCTGCGGCATTGCCTTTTTCATGTAGCTATAGCCGGGCACGTTGTCTTTCATGATGCGGTCAAACTGCTTCACGGGGTTTCCCTCCCTTCCTGCGGCTCCACGTCCGCCCCGCACCTGATCGCCAGCCGCCGCAGTTTGCTTTTCCGGTACGCCGCCACAGCTTCCGCGCAACCGTGAAGCACCTTCATTTGTTCCAGCATGATTTCCACGTCCGCAATTTCTTCCGCGATCTGTTCCCGGTTGTCCTTCCCCCTCGCGGCCTTGCACAGTTCCTTTTGCAGTTCCGCCATTTCCTCAAACACCATAAGCGTTTGTGCGTCCGCTCCCCAGGCGGCCAGGGCGGCCCGGTAAATGCGCTGTTCATCCATTTTCCCGCGCTCCTTTCAGTTGTCCACGTAGAGGATAATACACGGCTTCCAATACGGTTCATATTCCGCCATCCGGTCTTTGATATATTCCGCAAATTCTTCATCCGTCCCGGAAAATTCGCTGTTTTGCTCCATTTCCTCTTGAAAATCGTCCCGATCCGTGAAGCACCGCCTATCATCCACCGTTTGTTCGCAGTCCAGGTATTCCCCGATCACGGCTTTCACGCTACTACAGGACATATAGCCCCATTCGCCGTTATTGCTGTCTTCCCCAGCGAACACAAGCAGCGGCAATTCCGGGTTTTGCAGGATCAGTTCCCGCAGTTCGTCCGTTGCGTGAAGCAGTCCGGTTTCCAGTTTCACCGTTTCCACCAGCCTTTCTTGATCCCGATATTGACGTACACGGCCCACAGATTAATGCCGATAAACCACCGCCATTCCCGCCGGGCGCTGTCATATCCCTTCCCTACGCCCAGGGCCACGGTTTTTTCGTTCCAGCGCGTGCGCCCGTAGTCCAGGCGGAACGGCCCCCGCGTCTTTGTTTTCATCCGCCGTTCACCTTCTCCACAATGAATTTTGCGTACACGCCGCCCATGTCGTTCATCGTCTTACAGGCGGAATAATCAGCGCCGCCCAGGGCCGCTTCCAGCGTTGTTTGCAAAAAAGCCACGCGCTTTTCTTTCGGTTCCCTTCGTATGATCTCAAACAGGCGGTTTGCCGTTACCACGCCCACAACCGTTTGCAGGGCCGTTTCCAGCCGTTCAATTTCTGCGGTTTCTCCCACCGTCCGTTCTACTTCCCGGCTTAAATCCCGCAACTGCTTTTCTATCACGGCTGCCGTTGTCGGTGTCCAGTCCGCCGCGTCCGGGTGGAGCGGGTCAAGGAACATACACGCCCCGTTGAAGCGCACCCGGTACGGTTCCAGGTCTTCCGCCGTCATGTACTTGCGCCCGTAAATATCCTGCATGGAGCGCCAGACGGGCCAGGGGATAAAGGCATACACATTCCCGATCCCGGCGCACACGCCCGCTTTTGCCCCGGCTTTCCAATGCTGTTCCAGGCTGTCCCACTGTTCCGCTGTCAGGACGGTTTGCGCCAGCTTGTCCGTGCTGGTGTACTTCGCTTCAAAGCAGATAGAGCGCCCGCCGGACAGCGTGCCCATGAAGTCCGGCTGCGCGTGGGCAATGAAACGGCCCTTAAATATGCCCCGGTCTTTCTTTTCCAGCACCATAAACGGTTCCGGCATTTTCTCCACGTATGCGATCCCCTTCTGCTTGTAGACGGCGCACGCGGTCTTTATGAAGCCCTCAAAGAAATGCCCCTGGGCGTTGTTCCTCTTGCCCTTCCAGCTGTCCAGCGCCTTTTTCCGCTGCTGTTCGTTCATCCCTGCGGCCCCCTCTTTTCGTCAAACCAGGTTGCTTCCATGTCCGCAAGATGCAGATGCAGGGCAAGCGGGCATTTCTCCCACGCGCTGGACAGGCTGCGGCCCGCTCCCGCTCGACTGTCAAAGGCCCCCATATGCCAGGAAATGGCCGTTATTTCTTCGTCCGTCAACTGCATATGCCGCATAATCAGGATCACGGACTTTTCCCCGTGGCCGATCGGGAACTGTTCATTGTGGCGGTATCCTCCGCCGTCCTGCTTTTCGTACAGGTGAATTTTGCAAACGTCATGGAGAAGGGCGGCAATGGTCAGCGTGTCAATGTTGATCCCGGTGTTGCGCCTTACCAGCCTGTAATATACGTTCAGTGAATGTTCCAGCAGTCCGCCAGTGTATGCCCCGTGGTATTTTGTGCTGGCCGGGGCCGTGTAGAAGTCCGTGCTTTCCATCCATTCCAGCAGGCTTTGCACGCCGTCCCGCTCCACAAAAGACAGCAGGTGTATAAATTCCTGCTTCAATTCCTCCACGCCGGGCCGCTTCTGCCCTTCGTAGACAAGATCAGCGTCTTTGCCGTTCAAGTCCATTCCGTCTTCAATCAGGAACGTTTTGCCCAGCCTGTGCGCCAGTCCGATTTCATAGCCCATCCCTTCCGAAATGCCATAGCGTCCGCCGATCATAATGGCTTCACACGGGGTCAGAAGGTGCATACCAGCTTCCATTCCCAGGGCGCGTTCCGCCCGGTCTTCATCGTCCAGGGCTTGCGTTAAGTACAGATGCGGCGTGATCGGCGCGTAGCCTTTCAAAACCGCCCGGCGCGTCAATTCCTGGGCATACGCCACGTTCCGGGCCGTGTTCCCCCGGTACGGGCTGCACACGTAGCACAGTTTTCCTTCCATTGGTTTCCCCTCACTTTCACATTTTCGGCCCACGGAAGATCGCCAGCATGGACGGGAAGGGGGCCGGGTCTTTCCCGCCGCCGAACTTCAAGCGGCCTTTGATAAAGCGGATTTCCGCCCGGTTCATGATGAAGTCATGAAAATAGGTTGTATCCGTGCGGGCCGGGATCAGAAGCACCACGATCGTTCCGTCTTTGCACCCCTCCCGGTAACACTTTTCAACCCACTTGTAGAGCGCCCGGCCATACGGCGGGTTACAGAATACACGTTCGCCCCCCCCAGTCCTGGGCCAGCCCGTCTTCCGCTTCCGTGAAATACCTTTCGCACTTGTGGTTTTCAGCGTTTGCGCACGGGTCAAGCGTGAAATTAAATTCAGCGTCCAGGCTGTCAAAGAAGTCCTGCGGCGTGGCCCATACGCCCGTTGCGCTGCTGAACATCAATTCTTTATTCACGTTTCTTCCGTCCTTTCCTGTTTTTCTTCTTCTTTTCCTGCTTTTTCCACATTTTCAAGTAGATATGCCAGCCTGTTTCTTCGTAATATTCCGGCTTTATTTCCGTGATCGTGTATCCGGGGAACTCCCTCTGGAAGAAGTCCCGCCCCTGATCCGTTGACTTCGCCAGGGCTTCAACCTTTTTCTTTGAGTATTTGCCATCCGCCGGGGGGCGCTCCACTGGCCGTACAAGGTTCCTGGAACTGCTCCACCGCTTCTTCCCCCTTGGGTTCTTCATAACATACTTGCAAAGTGCTTCAATGCCGTTTTCGTTGGTCTGGATGCGGTCAGCGTTCACGTATCCTATGCGCTCCACCGTATCCCCGTAGCTGTGATCCGCGTCATACTTCCGCCAGTTGATCCGCTCCGCCGTCCACATCATTTCCACTTCGTCCCGGTCAAGCCCGGCGTTCATAATGACGTGGTGGTGGATGCGGACGGGGCTTCCCGTGTGGTCTGGATCGTCTTTTGCGTATCCGTATTCTGTGACAAGGATATATTTCAGCGGTGGAAGCCCTAACTTCTTCCGGCGGTAGGCAATGCGGCTTAAATAGTTCCCGATCCGCCGCTCCGCTTCCGCTTCCGTCCGTGGTAAATATTTTTCGCTGTAGGTGAATGTAACGTGGAGATCCCCGGCTCCAAAATTCCCGTTGCCCAGTTGGACAAGATAGCGTTTTGAATTTTTTTCGTTCAGATCCTTTTGCTTTGGCTCCGATACTTTTTTAGATTTTCCCCGCCGTCCCTTCGCGGCCTTTTCCGCGCTGTCCGTGCGGGGAATTATGTCTGCTTCCCGGTAGCTGCCGCAATCTATCTTCTTTTCCCTGTAAAACATGATCCGGCCCCTTCTGGGTTGTGCGCCCAGACTGGCGGGCCGGGGGCGTAACGTCCCGATCCCTATTTCCACATTGACGGTTCCCAGGGTTTCCCCGGAATGTTAATACCCCATACAAGCCCGCCACGCGGGCGCAAAACCCGCAAAATAAAGGCGTTTTCCGCCCTTTTTGTGCTTGCTTTTGTGCCGTAAATGTGGTATAATCTTTTTTGTAGAGTTATCCTTATATCACATCTTTGGCACGGCTTTGACTATGGCGGCAACCATAGTCAAAGCCTTTTCCTTTTACCCCTTTG